AAACTCCAAAAGATTGGGGGGGTGCTTTCTGCGTCAAAAAAAGACCATTTTGACTAACCTTATTCGACTTAGCGAGATTGCACCGACGGCAGATAGCTGCCAAGTTTTCGTAGCTATCCTCACCGCCACGACTTATCGGGATTAGATGATCAACCTCGTTAGCTTCGCCTTGGCAGACATAGCACGTGCGATTATCCCTGACCAACACGTCCGCTCTTATCTTGCGGTAAAGCGTGTTGTTTCTGCCCTTTGGTCTAGGCATTAGTACCACCCTTTGCGCTGACTATGAGCCCAAGCATTACACGGAGTCTGGTACCTATGCTCGATATAGCTCAAGCCCCAGAGTATCTGAGCGTAGGGGTTCTCGAGAAACTTTGCTTTAGCTTGTTCGCTGGCTTTTCTCATATGACGTTGAGGGATACCGTAATCGTGCGTAGGGCTAATGCTGGCAGGATTCCACCGGCTCTCTTTGTGCCATAGCTTTTTTACGCATTGGAATTGACGATCATCTAATAGGGATTCGGTAAAGGCGTGATAGGGAGCAATAGACAGAATTATGCTTAAACCCCATATTATTATTATCTTTTTATAACTACCATTTTTTAATTTATCTTTATCTTTTCTTTTAACCAACTCCCCCCCTCCGTTGGTTCCCCCCCACCCTATACCATTAGTCAAGTGCTTCACTAGATCCTCTTTTCGGTCGGCGTGGCGTGAGCGTAAAGAACGGCTCGGCTAAGGTCTCGTCGGTAATGACCACCTTAAAGCTCTCGCAGACCACGCAGTAGGACTCGCTAATACCCGGCGGTAGCTCGAGGCCGGTAACTTTGGTCAGCTCGTGCGCTGTATGCCTTTTGCACCGCGTACACGAGCTTTTAACGGTTGCCATAGATTCCCCCACCCTTACGCGTGTTAGACGCCTCTCCGAGCTGCGTAGCGGCTTTTAAGGGTAGCAGGGCAACTTTCTTAGTAACCCGGTCTTTGTTGCTAAATTGGGACGTAACGGGCAAGTCGGGCATATCTACCCAATCCAGACTACCCATTAGCGCTACGTCAAATTGCCATACGCCCTGAGGCGTGGAGCAGATATAGAGGGCGTCGTTCCGGTTCGCGTTGGCTATCTTGATTATGCGATCGTATTTTGAGCGCTCGATAATTAGCCGTTCGTAATGAGTCGAGCGCACCTTCAGCTCAGCGTAGAACCTAAACTCCAGCGAGTAGCAATCGTAAAAAGCGTATTGCCCACCGCTGGAGCGTAGGTCGTAGTAGTAATGGCGTTTGAGCCAAAGGAAAAGGTCTAGCTCAGATGGCAGTCCGCGCAAACCCACGCTACGGCCTCTCCGATAGATTGGTCGTTTTCTCCTGGCGCGTAGACCGTCATCCCGTTAGTCGTCGTTTTCCACTCTCCGCAACTATCGCAATTTTGTAAGCTTGGTGAGTTACTAACTCCGACGTCAAAAGGCTTTCCGTTGATATAAAGCGTCCCCATTACCGGTTCCACCTTGCCTCGCATTGGTCTTTTCGGTCTTTGCTAGGGCAGGTATAACCCGAGTAGGGGCGTCCGGTCTTGCTGGAAACTCCCTCTTTGTAAAGCATTTCGCCGTGCTTGCAGCTAGGTACCTCGACGACCTTAGCGCCGAGCTCTCGAGCTACGACGTCCAGCGCTTGCGCCATAGGCGTCGGCTCTGCCGGTGTGCTTGCCCATACGTCTGGCGCTGCTGCCGTGGATCGCTCGACCTTTGCCATTTCCTCCCGGCTAGCTCGCTTGCCGAGCTTGGCTTGGAAACCAGCATTAGCTAAGGCTCGGCCTATGGCGCTGGTCTCACAATTTTCAAGTGCGCTGGTGGCATTGACCCCACGCTCGGTAATGACCTCGCTGGCGTAGCCCGTAGTAACGATTAAGCCTTCCTCGGTGTAAAGGGTGGCTTTCATTATGTAGGCGTTGCCGGTGTCTTTGACTATCTCGGTCTGTATAGAGCCGTTAGGGTGCTTCTCCCACCATTTCGCTATTCGGCTGTCTACCGGCTCGTAATCATCAAGAAAATTAGACATCTAGTCGCGCCTCCCAACGCTCACGGGCTGACTCGAGCTGATCCCTGAAAGACCAGTAGCCCGACGGTAAATTCGTAACATTTTCTAGGCATACGGCGCAGAGGTAGCGACGAGCTACCCGGCCTTTGTACATATTGTAGTCAACGCGGATAACCGCTGGCCTCACCTTGTCGGTGAAGCTGCCGTCTTTGCGCTTAAAATCGTGCTTGCAATAGTCGCAATAGATATTACGGTCTTTGTTCTCGGTGATCACTTGCTCGATTTCCTTACCGTGGGGTGGGCGCTGCGGCCTTTACGGTAGCCGACTTTCTTACCCTCTTTGTAGCCCCAGCTCCACGCGAGCAACATCCCTAGCGCTGTGGTAATAATGCAGATAGCCGTAAGCCATATTTCATAAGCCATAATTCCTCCTAGTCAGGTTGCCCCGGCCGAAAGGTACCGGGGCTCGACCAGTATGAGGCTAAACGCCGACATAGGGCAACTACCGACACGCCCTTACTTTTTGAGAATCTCCAAAACGGTTTCCAGTTTGGCCTCTATACGGCTGACGCGATCGCTTAGGCTGGTACCGGAATTGGGCTTGAGCTCGTTTAGGTAATGCTTCACTAACCATTGGATAGCCATTACGAAAGCACCGGCTATCGAAACAATGGAAACTATGAGCCCTGCCCAATCCGCGTAGCTCATTAGCGACCCAACGGATCCTTAGGATTGAGGTAGCGATAGACGGTAGGCAATATGGCAGCTAATCCGGCGTTGAGGATTATTTTCCAATCGGTAATACCGCCCATATAGCAAGCTAGGCAAGCTGCGGCAAAGCCACGGAACCAGCTCCCGGCTAATTGCATAGCGACTTTCTTAGTGTGTCTTTTCACCTTTATAGCCTTTCCACTCGGTTAGTCCAAGTTCAGCAATCTTGGCCTTTACCCCTAGTGGTGAAAGGTTTATCTCGAAGTGTTGCTCGTCCGCTCTTTTTTTGTAATCTCCACCCCAGCGCAAGCCATATTTAACGGCGAGCGCCCTGATTTTAACCTCTTGCTCTTTCGTGAAAGTCCCACGCTTGCCGAGAGGGTGCTTAGTTGCGTTGAGATCCACCGCAGTACCGCTTGCGTGGTTGCTTAGGTTGCCCGCGTCCTCCTGGCCTCTTATCGCTCGGTACGCATATCCCCAGTCGTCGTAAACCTTACCCTCGAGCTTCTCGACGTCCATATTAAATTCCGCGCAGAAGTTGATAAGGAGCGGCGCAACTTTTTTAGAGCAGCGAATCTTAATTTGCGTGCCGGGGACGACGTACGCCTCGACGCCTATCGTGCGCGGTTCGTCAGAGGCCGGCCAGCCATTTTGAGAGCTTGCCATTTATAGAGCCGCGATCTCGTCCTCGGTTAAACCAAGTGCGGCAAGCTTGGCAAGTGCTGATTGTCTATTTTCAATTTTTTTATCTAGTTCATTATTCCAATTTTTCGCGTTTGTTTTTGTCGCGTTATAATTTTCTAATTCTTTATCGTTCATTTCCCGTTCTATAATTTCGTCGGTTTCCAAATTGTGTATTTTAATTATTGGTCGCATTATTTAACTCCAAACACGGTATAGGTTCCACCGCTCCAAGTTCCTGGGGTAATTAACTCCACGCTTGTAACGGCGTTTACTGTTGTGCTAGCTGTTGCGGTATAAGTGAAAGTATTAGTTAAACCGTTATTAACGTGAAAATCATAAGAATAGATTAGATTTCTACCGCCGGCCGTATAATTTGGTATGAAAATAACGGCATTACAATTATTATTAGCATTTCGATAACTTTTCCCTACAAAATGGCTTGTTATAGCGTTGTCGATTGATGTACCGTAAACATTTCCTTGAAAAGTTCCTACTCGAACCGCTCCGCCACTTCCATTAACTTCGACATAAAAATCCGCGCCGTTAGTAGTCATAAAAGCACCTACTACGTTAATTTGTAAATTATTGTAACCGCTTAAACCGGTTAAAGAGACGCTGCTTCCGGATAAAGTCCCCGTTGATATTTGAGTCATACCACCGCTTGACGGAGTCGCCCATTTAAGACCCAGCGCTTGAGTACTGTCCGCAGTTAAGACTTGGTTATTAGATCCGATAGGAATACGAGCCGCCGCAGTATCAAAACCAAAGAGATCACCTTTAGTCGTAAGTGGTGGCGTGTAGCCGGCGTCGGCAAAGAAAATAGCGCTGGAAGCTGAAACGAAATAAAGCGTTCCGCCTTGATATTGGGCAAGCGTGAGACTCCCTGCCGTTGCTTTATTGACGGTCGCAGTACCGGCGGTAACGGTACACGCGCCCGCTCCGATATTCTGAATAAAAAGAGTGTCTCCGGCATTAAAGAGTCCGGTATTTACTGTAACGGTCGTCGCTCCGGCGGCGTTCATTTCGATACGCGTACCTTTATCGGCAGCTACCAAAACATAAGAAGCGGTTTTTTGGCTAACCGTCCAATTAAAATCATTGGTCTGGAGATCGTTCATTTGGGTCGCGGTTAATACCGAACCCGTCGTAAATGTCTGTTTAGCCATTGGCGCACCTCACCTTAGTAGGATAATACATTTGTCCCTAAAATCCCGTATTGAGACGAATTAAGAATAAACGAGTCGATAATCGGCTCAGCCGTGGTAAAGCGCGTAAACCACGTTTGGTTTCCGTAGTTGATTGAGTGGGTTACCCCGAATATCTGCAAGGTCTTAGTAATGCTGGAGGCGCCGGGCTGGGTCTGAGTAACGGTTATGGGAGCAAAATAATCCAGCGTCAGCGCTGCCGTCGTCCCGGCGGTATAGCTAGGCGTATTGAGGTTGAGGGTAATTGAATCGCAACGAATCGTCGTATCTTTACGGCTGGCGACCATAGCCCGAGCCCAGTTATCTGCCTCCGAGCTGGTCTGCATAAGTAGGCCGCTTATGTCGTAGGAGTGAAGAAAATAGGTATCTATGGAGGTTTGGTCTTTGTAGGTAGCCGTAATAGCCCCAGCGGTTACGTTGGCTTGGTTAAAGATTTGAGAATCATCTAGCTTAAACTCGGCATTGGAGTATCGAATACCGGCGCCACTATCGACGAAAGCCGTGGGCGTACCGGCGACGCTGGTCGAGGTGAGGTTGCGATCCTGAAAGACTACCCGGCCTTGAGTGTCGATATAGAAAGCGCCAAACTCGGTAGAGGCCACGGTTTGGAGCGCTGCCGAGCCGGTGCGGGAGGTTCCGGGGTCAGCTTGGCAGGTAGTCGCTCCGGTATCCACGTCCCTCATACCCGTAGGCCAGCCGAGGGTATCGAGAATACGTCCAAAACGTGTCCCTGTAGTCTCTCCTGCGACCGCTCCGGTAACGGTGGATACGGTAGCTAAAGTAAGTAGCTGCGTAGCGTCTAAGGCCGTCAGGGTGGTCGTAGAGACCTCTCCGACGTCTTGACTCTGCCGGTAGTTATAACTCGTGATATAGCCGCTAAAAAGATAGCTGGTAAGGCTGGTCGCAGGATCCACCGCGCTAATCTGTATCTTACGCAACGGTAAAAGCTGGCCATAGTAGGGCGAGGCTGTGTTTTGAGGGTTCCAGTAACCCAGCTGATCCTGAAGGACGACGGTAGCCGTGCCGGTTTGGAATTGCTCGGTCAGTAGGTTTCGGCCTCGTACGGTATTAACGCTTTGTACTTGAGCCGATACGTCCACGATAAGAGCGGCAGCGTCCCCGAGGACGTCTTGGTCGAGTATGCCGGTGCCTAGAACCATAGTCTGACCAAAGCTAGCCCCGGAGCTAAAATTGACGACGACCTTAACGGTAGGTAATGGCATTAGATAAACCCAGCCGGAGCGGTAATACCTCCAAAGCGTACGAACTTAGTAAGCTCGTTGCTAATGATATAGGTCAGCTTATTCTCGTCGGCAATTGTGCCAGCGTTTACGTTTACGGTGATGTTGCCAGCGCCTCCAGCGGCAGCGGCGACCGAAGCCATAGATCCGGTATTTACACCGGTCGAGGCGTTAGTGGTCGGAACGCTCGGGGCAGCGTTAGTCCCGCTCAAACCAAAGGCGGCTGGAGCCGTTACCTCGGTACCGTTAATAATTGCGGTGGTAAATACTTTGAGAGGATTGCTAGCAAGCCACTCCTGCAACGCTTGATATTCGGATTTTCTTTTAGCTATGGCTTGCGTATTGGCTTCCTCAGCCGCTTTAATTCCGGCTAATTCCTCGGCGGCGTTTTTCTTTACGGCGGTATTGAGATCGGCTAGAGCCTTAGCGTCGTCGGCCGTGGTTTCGGTCTTGAGAGCCTTCATAGCTAATAAACGAGCCCTATCCTCGTCGCTGAGTTTGGCTTTTAGCGCAGCCTCAATAGCTATGTTTTCTTGGTCAAATTTGGCCGCTAATTTCTTGCTGGTAGCGAGCGCACGTTGAGCGGCTAACTCGGCTTTTTTGGCCGCCGCAGCTTTTTTGTTGAGATCTACCGCGACTTTACCGGCGGCGATTGCTTTGCGTTGCTCACCTAATGCGCTGGCCTTCGGCGTGGTTCCGGCGTTGCTTAGCGCGTTTTGTTGAGCTCCGATATCGGCCAATATGCCAAAGAAAGGTTGATTAGGGTTAATGCCAAAAAAGGTAGAGTCTTTGGCTTTAGGTAATAAGCCGTTTTCCAATGCGACATTACCCAAAGCTTTCACCTTGTCGATAAGGAAGGTAAAGCCGGTAATCGCGTTAGCCGTTTTTGTTGCCAGCCTATCCATATCATCGGCAACCCCGGCGACGCCTTGATCTCCTGCTAATTCCTGAATTGCGTTAATCAGCGATACGCCGATTTTTTCTTTCGCCTCGTCAGCGGCAACGCCTAATATCGCTAGCTGGCCGCCAAAGGTTTTAGCGGCTTCGGTGGCTTGGCCTTGATAGGTGGCAGCGAGCTTGGCGGTTATCTGCTCAAAGGTGGCGACCTTGAGCTCTGCTTTAGTCAGGTTGAGACCCAAACGGCCTAACGCCGTGTTATTGCCTAAATAGGCACGGCCGAGCGCCTTGACGACGGTCTCTAGGCTATTGGTACTACCTGCCGATATGTCGAGAGCAAGCTTTAGTAGATCTTGAGATTTTGCTACGTCGTTAGTAGTCGTAATAAGACGCTGGAGCGCTGGGCGTAGTTGATCCTCAGAGACTCCGGTGGCAAATTGCAGCTTATTAACGTACTCGGCGACCCCTACGGCGGCGTAGCTTTTACCTAAGTTTTTTAACGTCAGGCTGAGACTCTTGGCTTGCTTTTCCTCCGCAATAGCCGCGCTAACCGATTGTTTAGCCAATAGACTAATACTTGCAGTAATACCGGCAACCGATAACTTAGAGGCCAAACCAAACTTTTTAATACTCTTACCGAGTAGGTTCAGATCCTTTGAGGCTTGCTTGGTGCCTTTGTTGGAATAGGTGAGGACTACGGGTACTTTTATAACCATTACGCCGCTAGTCTCCTATTCGTGTATGCCTCGTAACGTTTGACGATAGCTTCCATTTTAGCTACGACCGTTGCTCGGTTTTCGTTTACGGCTTTCCAGACTATGCGGCCTTGCTTGCCTATGACGACTATTCCCGAATCGTTCTCAATTTGTCGTATGAAGCCGCGACCATTGACGCCTTTACCTTCGCTTTTACGTCCAGCTGTTTCGTAAATAGCTCCGGCGGGGTTAGCGTTAATGAGCAAATAAGTTCGGGAGGTCGTATAGCTGTTGGGGTGGCGCACGGTTCCTATTTTGGATCGTATGCCGGTCTTGACCTTGCGCGGGTCAAAAAGTAAACGGGTTCCCCACTCTGCGCCGTACTTGCTCGGCTCAGCCCAACCGCTCATAGGCGAAGCGCTTGGCGCAAGGCTCCTGGCCTCATAGACAAGCTCTTTCATTACCCCGTATAGCTCTTTATTGAGCGCTTTCAGGGTTTCCTTGTCGAATTGCTTGAGGTAGTTGATTGTCTCGTCAAGGCCTTCGACGCGAGCGGCTACGGTTGCCATTTTTTACCGCCTCCGCTCTATCGTTTAATACTCTGATGATTGCCGCTAGCATTTCGGGAGTCGCCTCCGATAACGCTTGTGGTGCTATTCCTGTCTCGACCGAAATTGCCGCTATCTGATAAGTGAGCGTCCTAGAATCGCTCACCCACCTAAAGGGTCGCTCTCGGCCACCTCCACGCTTTTAAGAGTTTTGAGAAACTCGTCCCCAAACGGTGCCACGGTCTGCCCGGATCTGCGTATCGCTTCCCAGCAGAGGTAGTACACGTCGGTTTGTTTCTCGTCCTCTCTAAACGCTTTGTTAATGCCTTTCTTGGCGTAAGCCTCGAAAGCTACCTCGATAGCCGGGGTAATCTCGTAATGCTCGACGACCCCGGTATCGCGTGTAATTATTAACTTTGCCATTTTCTAGCCCTCTTTCTAGTCCGTTATGACGTAGCGATAGTTACGTCGGTCGTGCAATCGAAAGTAAAATCCAGCGTCGCTACGTCGCCTTGCGCGCCGTTTACCGGCGTATAGCCATTAACGAAGCAAGAGCCGGAATACTTTGGATTAGTGCTCGAAGCTGTGCCACCGTCGGGAGCAATCTCGAACGCGGCAGCGGTTCCCTTGAGGGAATCGAGTACGGCGCGAGTAGATCCTGCGGCAATTGCGTCCTGCTTGATATAGAGCGTCCCGCTGATTTGGTGAGCTGCTAAACCCTTGAGGTACTTCCGCGAAGCGTCGCCGGAAGCGGTAACGTCTAATTGCTCGTAGTTGATATTTAAGCTAATGGATTGTACGACGCTGCTTAAATCATACGTCCCTAGCTTAAAGTAGCTGTTCTGTGCAAAATAAATACCGGTAGCCACTTTTTACTCCTTTTCTTTCTTTGGGGTTGGGGCAACTGAGGACACTTCCTCGAGTATGCCGGTTTTAACTAGGTGCGGGACGTCCCACCCCTCTAGCTGTTCGTCGGTTATGGTTCCACCCTGACCGACGCCAGCAAGCTCGTTGTCGCTGATTACTTTGTAGATTGCCATTTATTCTCCTTACGACCAGCTCGAGATAATCTCGATAGGTAGCTCGATTTGTAAGAGGTTGCCCGCCGGGGTCTCGATAATTCCCGGAGCGCTAAAGTTGCCGACGTGGATAGTTTTCGTCGAGGCGTTTAACTTGGTCATAAGTTCGACCATAAAAGTCTCAATAGAGTTGAGGTTGCCCTGATTGTCGAGCAGCGGGACGAGCAATAGCAGCTTAAAACGAGCGGTCGGCTGGATTACTACTTTTTGGTTGCTATTGACGTAGACGTAAGGCTCGTCGGGCATAATCACTACGGAATTAGCCAGCGGCGCCTGTGGCGGGTAGGCGAATACCGACCATACGCTTGCATTGGCTAAATCGCTTGCAAGGCTAGATCGTAGCGTCGTAATGGGTGCGTCGGGCATATCAACCAGCCATACCGGAAGGGGCAAGATACGGAGCTAATATGCCGCGCACTTTGGCAAGTAGCGTATTGCCAAGCTGGAAAGGTGAAGCGACGAAGCCGTCTACCGTAGCGACGGAGTTACCCGGGGCTTGTCGCGCTTGCCAAAGGGTAACGGCTACGGTAGCGCTGGCTTCCCGTACTGCCGGTACGGTCGCATAGTCCTCAGCGTGAAAAGGGCCGGTAATTTTGCCAAAAGGTCGAACAAGGTGAAAATCCTCGACCGCGTGGGTAATAGCGTATTTGAGCGTATAAGTCGTTACGGCGGTAATAGTTTTAGATCCGTTGTAATGAGCAGCGCACCCAGCAACGGTAATGGTCTCTCCGACGTTAAACCCGTGCGGTATTGGCGTGGTTAAAGTAGCGACGTTAGTAGCTGTGGCTTCGTGGCCTGATACCGGGCAATTATTAAACCAAAGAAAAGACTTTATATAGTCCTCGGTCGCTTGGCAGACTTCCTCGACGGTAGCGTCTGAGTAAAGGGTGCCTATCCCCAGCAGAGTCCGTAGTTCCGCTTTGGTGATATACGTAGCTGCCATTAGGCACCCCTTACATTATTTGGGCCTAACCCCGCTAGGACTAGGTAGCGGGGCTAGGGGCTTGGTTGGTTAGTCCGATTAGGTGAGGTTAAAGCGACGGAGGCCGCCTGAGACGAGTGTCTTTGTGGCCATATAGCCGTAGATCATTGTCTCGATTTCACCGGAGGTAACGACATTGGTCGAGAGTCGGAGAACCGGGCTCTCATAGATTGCAATAGCGCTAGGTACGCAGATAAAGGCCGACTCGTCAATCGTCGTAGCGACCATATTTGGATCTACGTAGAGGTCAAGGCCGAGCACGTTACCGCGAAGGCTCTGAGGGTTAGCGTTTCCGCCGCTGTTGTATGGAGAGCCAGCGTTATAGATTGGGCGACCGGTTGTATCGGTTGCACCCATTAGGAGCGACCATTGAGAGGTACCAGCGATATAAACCGTTGGTAGTTCTCCGGTTGCAAGGTAAGCAGCTGGAGTCTCGGTTGAGACGAAGCTGATGATACCGGCGCTGGTTGCAGCGACGGCGGTACCTTGAGTACCACCGGAGGTAATCTCAGCGATCACGGCTGCGTCGGTGGCCTTATTGTAGGCGCGAGTCATATTCTCGAGCATTGCTTGGAAAAACGAAGGATCTGAGCGCTCGATAAGTTCGACCGAGTAGCGCTGCATACCGGCGTACTTTTTTACGGTTGCATTGACGTATGAGCTAACGATTCCGGTCTCGGAAGGTGCTCCACCCTCAGCGGTTTCAGCTACGGTGCCATTGGTCGTAATCTTTGGGATTGCGATAGTCATACCAGAAGCTGCTAGAGCACGGGAGCCACCGAGTGCGTCGATTGCCGGACGTGATCCGATTGAGGTATCGACGACGGTAGAAACGTACTGCACCGGTGAAAATGCTGGATTTGTAGAGAAGCTATCGTCGGCTGCTGTAAGAGCGCGAGCCGCTTGAGCGTCTGCTGCCTTTACATAATCGCGGGACTCGTCATTACCCATAGCTGCCTTAATGGTGTGCTCTAGGTATTGCGCTTTGGTGCGGATTGGGTGGCGTACTTCCATAGCTGTTACGGAGACGCGGGGACGCGAGGCTTCGACCTTTTCGGCTTCTACCTCGACGGCTGGAGTGTCGGGGTTTTCCACGACGGCCTCGCTTTCGGTTGGTTGGGTTGGGTTGTCTGGAGTTTCCGGTTCGCTTTCGCTAGCGGCAACGGTAGTTACTTCGGCGCTCTTAAAGGCCGGAGTATGGACGAGGCTCACTTCTTGGAGCTCTGCGCTTTGGACGAAAAAAGTATCTCCGCGATCTACGGACTTATGGACAAGTACGCCCACGCTAAGACCGTCGCGTAAATCTGACGCTTCGATAAGCGCGTCGTTACCGCGAGTAGTTTCGGCAACCTTAAATTGCGCGTAAATACCGTCGGCGGTTTCCTGTACGTTAATCGCACGGCCAACCGGTTGCTTCGGATCGTGCTCCAAGAGCAACTTAAAGCGCTCGTTAGGAATAGCAATAGACCCACGCTCAAATACGACTTTACCAACGGAGGTATAGCCCGGTTCGCCAAAGGGCACAATCTTTCCGGCGATTACTCGACGTGTGGTATCTGAAGCCTCGATAGTTCCGCTAAACGTCAATAGTGTCTGATCCATTAGGGCTCAAATCCTCCATTTCTCTTGCTTGCTCGATAGTAATAAGTCCTAAGCTCAGGAGCTTCTCGGTTACTTGTAGGCGTGTTAGAGCGTCTGAGCGTAGGAACCCGTCATCTAATCCAGCGCGTACATAATTTTGATTACTGGTTATATCGTTCATTGAGAGCCGACCCTCAATAGCTTCGATATAAGGCCGGAGCGACATATCTACAAATTGTCGGCGCTCGTCAATAACGTTGGCATACGTTAAAGAATTATTTAAGTCAGCGCTTAACATATACGCCGGAATATTGCACATACGAGCAATCTCAGTTGCTAAGAATTGTAAAAACTCGTTGTAGCCCATTTCTTTCGGGCTAAAGCTTGTTGTCTTAAAATCAAGAGCTGCGTTTAAGTAACCAACGTTATTTTGCAAACGTGATTGCTTCCATTTTGCCAAAAGACCCACTATTTGATCCTCGGGCAAATCCGCGCCGGTATTTTTAATATAACCGCTTTGGATAGGTGTACGCGCATTTACACTCGCTGCGTATTGTGCGTCGAGTGCTGCGCGAATAGTTTGACCGCCGACCGATAAAATACCGTCGTTTAATGATTGGAAAGTAATAAGGCTACCCAGCCCGTCCATTGGACGTACTCGACCGTCCACGGCGTAACCGATAACCAAAGTAGAGTTTTCGTTATAGCGCGGTGTAACGCGCTCATTAGCGACCCACGCAAAACGCGAAGGACGACCGGTGCCGTCTGCATATTGTTCGACTACTTCCCAATAAGCAACACCGTAAAAAAATAAACTGTCGGCGGTGTATGCCATAGTTACTTGGCGCGGCTGGTTACGATCGGGTTGCTCTAACCAAACCGGCGAGCCTAATTCTTGTCCGGTGCTTTTGCGGTAAAGATGAAACTCGGTAGTACCAATAATTCCGCAGATTAAATCGCGCGCTTTCTTAACGCTTGGAACGCTTAACGCTTCTTGACGTGTAACGAATCGTCCAGCGTTGCCGTAATAATTAAAGCTTGTGTATTCCGGTAGCGTCATCACCGGCGGCGCATATTGTGCCTCTATTTTGGGGTTGGGAAATAAAGCCTCGGCGACGGTGTTGAGTAATCCCACGGGGCGTAGTTTATGGTATTACGCGGACATTTGTCCGATTTGCCCCAGCGTGTCTAGGCGACGTAGATAACCGGTTTATTTTGCGGTGCGGAAGCTTGCCAGCTCACCATAGCCGCACATATCGCCGCGCAGATTTCGCCAGCGGATCTCCGGCGCACTAAGCGCCAACCGTTTTCCGAGATTTTGCTCGAGCAGCTATTAACGGCGTCTACGAGCGTCGGCTCTTTCTTATGGCGTAAGACCCGGGCGCTCATCATTTGAGCGAATCGGTGGGCGGCTTCGACTTGGCTCTTACCGGAGCAATCGGCCATATTTACCCCGGAGGCGGCTAAATAGGTGGCGGTATTTTGGCTCATATAGCGATCGTAAAGGACTACCCTTGGCCGCCACTTTTGGACGTGAGCGTTAATGTCGCTAGCCAGCTTGACCTCATCAAGCGGGTTATTCGAATTCCACTCCTGGAGTACGAATAGGTGCGTGAAGTCTCCAACCTTTTGACCAGCTACCAGTACCGCGTGGCGCTGGGTATGCGACTTGTCGAAAGCAAAGTAAAGGTCGCCACCCTCGACCAGCGCGATAGATTCGTCGGCGCAATCGTCAAAGGCACCAGCCTCAAACGGGCTGGCTGAATTGTCGAGCCATTGGCAGAGTACCTCGCAGCGAAAAGCCATTGGATCATTAGTGGCCGCTAGGTGCTTGAGGGTTTCCAGCTCTAGGTAATGCCCCAACGCCGGGCAGCTTTCCACCCAGCCCTCGACGTCCATAATGTCCCGGCTAGGGTGAGCGCTCCACTCCAGCCAGCCGAGCGTAGGCGTCGCGCCGGCGAGCGCTCGCTCGCGTAGCGAATTAAGTACCCGGCTGTTTTTATCGCCAGCGTTGCTTACGGTAAGTACCTGAGCCTTTCGAGCGTTGGTCGTATAGATCGCCGCGTCGTAGGTATCTTGGTCGATAGCCCGGAGCTCGTCGATAAAGAGAAAGTCTGCGCTCATACCACGGGCGCCGTTAGGCGTGGCAGCAACTACCGAAATCTGCGCCCCGTTGCGGAACATAATCCGCTCAGCTCCGTTGGTCGTATAAGTCGCTAGGTGCTCGGTTTTCAGCCGTGGCGTATTACGCACCAGCCAATCTATCTGGCGCCACGTGATGAGCGAGAGTTTCCGATTTACGGCCATTAGGATTATGTCCTTTTCGCCGAAAAGGTAAATACCGGACAATATACGCAAAGCGGCTAAAAAGGTCTTGCCCTGTTGCCGTCCGCAGATAATTCCCAGTTGCCGGTACTGCCAGCGCTCGCCGTCCATTTTGAGCAGCTCACCTAATGCGTTTTTCTGCCACGGCATTAAGTTGATTCCAATATCCTCGGCAAACTGCAACGCCTCAGCTACGCGGCTTTGGTCGCCTTCTCTAATCAGGCTATGGATCCGTGGAACCGCGCTACCAACTACCGCCCCCACGTGTCCGTTTTGTGATTGGCTCAAATCGGCTGGCACTTCCGTATTGTCCGGTTTGTTATCGTTTGGAATCGGTACAAATTCGGACATATCGGATAAATCACGGAGAAC